AGCTGCCGTCAGAAATCGAGAACTTAATGGCAGAAAAGTCACGGCATACTTATAGGAAGAATGCCAAGTATCTAACGACAGCTTAATCATAAACATTTTGTTTATATTTTGTTTATATTTTATACATATTTTGTTTATACACATTTAACTTACCTCCTGGGCTTCAAAATTAAGAACTCCAGGACTACGTTGGATTGTCGTAATCATAAAATATCTGTTAGCCCAGTTCGTTCCAAATGGTTTTAGGTGCATATTATCATTATCAAACAAAAGAATATCACCCGTTTCTAATCCGTAGTATCTCTTATTAACTATCTCACCACTCACTTCTAATTTAATATCACCGAATAGTTGGTCGTAATATCTAATGAAATTATCATTTGGATTCCCCGCAGATGCATCCACACTACCACTCGTTATAGAGGCTGCCCCATCTACTAACATTTCTAACTTTATTTCTTTAATACCTTCTTTGGCCTTTATATTCCAAGTATCTCGTGTAGAGGCGTTCGTAGCCGTTACATTACCTAAATATGACCGTCTAGCAGGATGTTTTCTAAATCTAACAACTCTTTTAGTAAGTAGATCGCCGAACTTACTATTATTCAACTTAAACTTTGATATATCATTTTTAGTCAATGTAGCATCAGCATCAGATGCACTATAACTATCTTTTACTGTTATATATCTAGCCCCATTAGGCCTTAACTTAAAGATAAATCCACCTTCATATTGTAGTTTATCTAATGTTTTCTTTAATGGCTTCGGTTCTAATGCAAAGTATCTAGCTTTCCAATTCCTTCTTGCACTATTACTACCACTCCAATCTAATATTTGATTATCAGCCTTATCATATCCAGCAAATCTATTTAACATATCTCTATGTATCTCCGTTACTCTGGATGCTGATATTGCACTTGAGCCTGAATAAGATTGTAACATACCGTCAGCTCCACTATATAATAACTTTAAGTCATTTATTCTTTTATTATGTGAATCAGGCTCACTAGCATTTGGTTTAACTGTAGCATATACATATAATTCATTTATTGCAATTTGACCACTTGCATCTCCAGTTTGTTCACTTGATACTTCCACCTCACCAATTAACTCTATTGGGTCAATACCACCAGCCGAACCAGTCCAGTTTATTTCTAATGTTCCAATAGAAGATGTAACAGCTGTTATCTCCACATATGATAAACCAAACTTATCTGTAATTCTGGCAGCAACACTTTCATAGTTATTCGCTTCGGTTACTTGTAATTTATATCTTATATGAGCTTTAACTTTGGAAACAAACCCGTCAGGTTGTTTCATATTAACCATAAATCTTTTATTTACCTGTTGTTCGTCAGGGTCACCAGGATCACCAGATGCATCTACATTCATCAATCCTGTGCTTGAACTATAATGTGAAAAATCTGTATCTATGTAATTAGAATACAATGGAGTATTAAACTCATTTGTATCGTGTTCTTCTAAATCGTTCCATCTAAATCCTCGTTCTAATGATGAAGATACATTTATAGCCTGTCCACTCTCATATGGGGTTGTGGTTTCATTAACGGGATATAAAGGAACAAATACATCAATATTCTTCTCGTAAAAGTGTAAGTTGGCTTCAATAGGGTTAGTATCGTCTCTTTGATTACTAGCTGTACTAAATCCCGTTCCATAATGTAATAACCCTTTAATATTATCCCCAACTATCTCACTAACGGGGACAGGAAATACACTTGCAGAATTACAGAATTGAGGGCCTGAACCAGAGTCAATAGGTTCAGATACTTCCCTTGTAAATTCACCATATGTAACTGGGAAATATCTATTTGTTCCAATAGATTTATTCGTTGGAAAATCAATAAAGTCCCACGGCCGTTGTTGCACTAATAATAAAGTAACTTTATTTGCATCGTGTTTTACATCAATCAATCTATAATCATCTAAATGCAAGCAATCCTCTATATCAGAAGCATTAGATAGACAAGAATATATTTTAGCACTTTGATTTAAATAATAATTACCACTACCAAATAACTCGGATGAAAGTGAGAAATCACTTGAAGAAATAGGAAAGTTAGCAACGGATAATGATAAAGATGATTGTTTTGCTGAAGATTTTGCTAAATCAATAGATTCTCTAATCGTAGGAGTGTTTAATATAGCTCCGTGATAGAATTGACTACTTACTGTCTTATCGTTAAATGCTAACCCAATAGAAACATCATCAGAACCAGATTTGTATAATTGTATTAAATAATCTTCTGTTATTGCTGATATTTTGGATGCTGATGCATAATTGCCAGGTAGTGTAAGAGACACAGGTTATGCCTCCTCATATCGGAATTTCCGAGTTCTGTGATTCTCCATTCTATCAAAGAACTCATCAAAGGAAACTAAAAAGTTATTATTTACCGTCTGTGCTCCTTGTGGGGTGACTTGTCCTGTTTCATTAATTCTTCTGGCTGTTTCTACCCCAATAGAAGATACGGCGTGTCTATTTAAGACAAACTCTCCTGGTTCTAACATAGTTGGTTGTGTATCACCTAACATATTTCCTTCTACCACTCCCCCAAATTGTTTCCCTGGTAGTTTTTGTGAAGAAATCAATGCTACATTTGCTAAACCAGAGGCTAATGTTACTCCAGCCGCAACCAGATTAGCAGGATATGGTAAACTGGCTAATGCTTTAGTATAAGCCTGATAAGAGTTTATTAAACCTGATGCGATAGCCGCTGCTTTACCAATATTAAATAATACTCTTTTCTGTTTCCCCCCTATTTGAGCAACTTGCATAAATGTACTACCAAGTTCATTCAATGCTGATTTAGAATTTATCACAGAAGCACCTATAACTTCTCCAAGAGAAACAGATGCATTACTAACTTGATCAACTTTAGGAACAACTACCTCTGCTACCTCACCAAGTTCTTCCATCGGTGTACCTAATTTTGCTCTAATAATATCTGGTTCAGGTAAATCTACCGAGACCGCTTCGGCCAAAGATTGTACCCCGTCTCTTGTAGTAGTAATAACCACTCCAATACCTAACATCCTTGCTTCAAACTCAAGGAACGACTTTTCTGCCTTGTCTACTTCTTCTCGTAATCCACTTATCTCTCCAGATAATTTAACTGTATTATTTAACGCATCAACTGCAGTAATCCAGTTATCTTTACGCGTTTTCTCTAATAATGATTCAGCTGAAGCTAATTCAATTTCTTTCTCAACTAACTCGGTAGTAATATCAGCAAACTCTAATCTTTTCTTTAATAATACATCTTCTGCCGCTGCCAACTTTATTTTAATACTAAAAGCTTTGTTAGCTTCTTTAAGAGCATTTTCTATATCTTCAAATGTAGCCTTCTCAAGGTCTAAATTGGATAAATACTCACCATATTTATTTTGTAATGTTGCAATAACGTTATTTCTTGTACTTTGTTCAGTATTTGTTTTCTGTAATACTTTCATCAACATAGTAAATTCGTGGCGTTCTTGTTTTATTTTCTTTACATCATCTATCTTTATGAACTCTCGTAATTTATCTGCCCATTCACCTATACCACTTACAACATTTTTCATCATAGGTAGTAATCTATCACCAAGTGCTGCCGTCAATCTACTAACACTATCACCCATATTAGACAACTGCCCATCAAAGGTTTTAGCTAATAACGCAGTAGAACCAGCAATCTTTCCTGCTGGGTCTTCTATACTATCTATCATAGCCTTTCTAAACTCTGGTAATGATAGTTTTGTTAAATCATCTATACCAGTTTTCATTTGGATAAGAGATAATACACCTCGTTCTCTTAACACATCGGCTGCACCTGCACCCGCTGCAAAAGCTCTACCAAAGGCTGCTGATGCTTCAACTATACCAATCCCCATAAAAGCAGCCAAATCAGCAATAGATTTAGTAGTTTTTGAGGCATCTGCTCCAAATGCTTCTAATGTTGCACCAGCCTCCACTACTGCCTTTAATGCAAATGGAGTTGTTGCTGCAATCTTATTCAATTCTTTAAATAACTTTGTTCCTTCTTTAACACTACCACGAATAGCAACCAACCGAGTTTTTAATGTCTCAAACTCTGCTGCTGTTTTTACTGCACTTTGAGCAACCTTAAATAGACCAACGGCTACAGCACCTAATGCTGCAGGCCCTGCTAATCGTTTAGCTGTTTGTGCAATACCGCCAAGTTTCTTATCAACTTTATCCGTATCACGGATAGTTTTATCAGTTCCCTTGGTCTTATATAATATCTCAAATACTTCTCTTGGCATTATTAGCTCCTAGCTATTGTGGCCTTCATACGAGCATTACTTATAGCTCTCTTATGAGAATATTGGTCACATGCGGACATTTCTCTATCTATATATTGTAAATATCTCAATTCTCTATCATCTCCATTAAAAGGTTTCCCATACTTGGTTACGGCCGACCATAAGTTGGCCCAATCATTATACGATTCACTCCATAATGCTTTAGGGTTAGCAAAGAAAGGAAGTTGCATATATAAAGCTTCACCAACAGTAGTTTTAGTACCTTGTGATTCATTTACAATGCGCACCACCTCATCTCTAATTTCTCGTTTAGTGTATTTAACCACCCTGTTTAAGGTAGGGGATTGAGCTTCATAGGTGTATAATACTTTCTCGGGATAAGGTGTCTTTGGAAATCCAAAATATAAACACCACACCGCGAGAGCTAATCCCCAGGTGTAAAAGTTGGTATATCCAAATACTCTAATGTTATTTCATTTAGAATATCTAAGGCATCAACATCTTCAAACTCATTAAACACTTTATCAGGATTATCAAATGCTACATCTGCAGCAAATCCCAACATCTGTCTAGTTTTCTCATTAGCTCTATTACCCTCTTTACCAATTTCTAAAATTAAATCTTCCCAGATTCCTTTTAGCCTTTGTTTATCAGAAAAGTTAATAGGCTTAACATAGAAATCACCATGTAGAGTTTTAACATCTATGGTTTTCTCAGCCATTATATATCTCCTAACTAACAGTTATGCTGTATAAGTTTTGTCCTGATCCGTCTGCCGTACCTTCAAATGGTATATCCACGAATACGCCTTCTTCATCAAAAGATTTTGCATATCCAGTATAGATTGCTTGAGGAATACTGATTGTTACATCTTGTCCCCCAAATGCTATAGCTTTACTAGTTCCATTAAAAAATGAACTTAACACACCAGCGGTTGCTTCATCAGAATTATTATCATACTTAACGCTAACTGAACCACCACACGTGTATTCACCTGCTCTGGAATATACTTCCGCTCCACCATCAACACCATTAAATCCGTGTCTACTTCCTGGATAGCCTAAGCTTAATTCCATAGAACGAATAACTACATCATTTCCACCAACAGTTTTGGTAGGTTGTGCTGTAAATACTGGTTGAAATGAACTCGTAGTGGCAATTTCGCTAATTGTAAGTCCGTGAGCACCAATAGTAGGTTTATACCCACTATAAAATGTTCCACCAACTCGTAATCTGCCACCATCACCAGCTATATCCCAAGTAAGATTTAAGTTTGTTAGCATGCAACTATGTAATGTTCTTGCATTAGCTGCTATGGGGTCTGCTACCACTACCGTAAATAGGTTAGCGTTTGCACTTGCACTTACATAAGTGGAAGGTGTAAAATCGCCTGCTGCAGTATAAGGGGAACTAGCATCTTCACTAATGCCTTGCATTAGATATTTTAATGCTGTTCCGTCATTAACCACCCATTCAAAGTCAGCAGTATAAAAAGACCCAGATTGTGTTGCAAAATGATCACTACCGCGTTTCATTTGCTGACCAATTCGTTTGGTTCTATCTTGAGTTATATTATCCCAACTAATATCTATGGGCTCATTCAAGTCCAAAATAGCAGCTTGGCGTTCGCTTGTTTCAGCTTCACCCATACTGCCCGTTTGAGCCAATAAAATTACCTGATATTGATGAGGACTATTAACTTGTCCTGTTATAGCCATATTTATGCTCCTTGTTTATTATTAATGTCCACGATCTTTACGATCATACATGAACTCAAGGTCAGATGATAAGATTTCTTCTCTCGTCATTTCATCTGGCATTGGTTCTTTCTTCTTTTTCCGTTTTTTGGAAACTTTTTCTACACAATCACTTATGTTATCAGCAACATCTTTATCAATGTCCACCTCTTTTCCTGCAAGTAATGCGTAATACTTTTCTTTACCTAAACCCTGATATTTACTATCAGTGCCTAGCTTCTCAAACTTTTCCTTAAATGCTTTATATTTCATTCCTATACATCTCCTATTATTTGTACCGACATAGTAGCAGTTACTAAATCTGTAACTTGTTGTTCTTCTTCAGGTAAAAGCTCACCAGTTAAATACTCTATATTTGTTACGAGTGCCTGAGTCCATGCCTGGTTGGCTGATGGATCAAATCCTCTATTAGTATTTATAGTTGCTTTAACCTGTTCTGCCTTTTCAGTAACGTCATCTAATACTTGTTTTCCTGTACCACCACTATCTATCTTGTAATACTTAACCTCAAATGTCTGCTGTCGTGTTTCACCACTACCTATTCTGGCTTGCATAAACTCATTATTCACAGGTCTAATATTAAAATATGGGAACTCTCGTTCTCTAAATAGCATATCATAATGTACTGGAACTGCTCCTCCAAATAATCCATTGAGGACAGAACCAAGTTTATCATATATCGTTTTTGTCTGATTCGCCATCTATTATTCCTTACTAATAAATATCAATAAATAAATCATATTCACTTTTATTATCTTGCGTGGAGTTCCATAACTCCTATTTCACCCATATCTACTTCCATAGATGAACCTTTTATTATATAATAATCTCCAGCGGTGTATATATCACTACTACCCGAACTATGTGAGAATAATGCACTTAATCCTTCACCGATACTTTCATAATTACTGCCAGGTATAATGCCGGTAGACACATCTACGTTAAACACACCATCGTCGTCACCAGTAGTAGTTTTAACCCTAATAGGACTATCACTACCAGTAGTATATGTTCCACCCGTACTACACTCTACTTTTAAGTATCCATAATTACCAGCAAAAGTTCCAATCAAATCTAATATCTTCCAATTAGAAGCATCTGCTAAATGTGATTCTGTAATGGTTCCTGTTTGAGTTCCTCTCTGTATCTGGCTGTATAAAGATATATCACCTTTCTTAATACCAGTAATAATCTCTTGTGCTTTAACCGTTAGTGCATCTGCTCTTGCTTCATCTCTACCTCTAACCAATTCTGCACACGCCAATAGTGAGTTAGCCTTTATTAACACATAATCATAGTTTCTACCTGTGGCTGAGTTCTCACGTTCAAATAGAGAGAAATTACCTAATGATGCAACTACATATTCTGCCTGTTCTTTAACCACAGTTTCTTTTAATGTAGTCCAATCTTGTCCACCCTTTACAATAGATGCTGATGGGTGAGATGAAGCTGATACTATTATATAATCTTCATCACTATTGTAATACCATTCATTTATAGTATCAACAGCATTTTCAGTTGTGGTGGCTGAACCTAAATCTTTACCATTTATGTATAGAACTTCAGTATAGCCTGAATTATGAGCAACATATTTACTACCCGTTGATATCCAACGTGTAATCTCTGTCTTTCTATCATAATCATCTATATTATTTACAATAGCTTTTAAGTCACTTGTAGTATTGCAAAAACTGCTATTAAATATGCTCACCTTAACTCTCCTTCATTATTTCTTCATTACTTTTAAGCCAGTTAATACTTTCTTAACTGATGCCCAAATAAGATCATCTGCTTTACTCGGCGATAAGGCAACTATCTTATCTATTACCATAATACCAATTAAAACATATTCCCAATTTGATATAATATAATCTATCATTTGTATTCTCCCTGTTAAATAATTCCTACTATTTTATATGCTATTACCATCATTCCACTACCACCAATTCCAACATAAAATAGTTTCTGTATCCAATTTAATCTTTTTTCGTGTTCTGCTAACTTACCATTCTGTATTTCATTTTGTTTCACCAACCATTGTAAAGAATACCAAGTCTTTTCTCTATAAGTACTTAACTTAATCGGCATAGGTGGTGGTGAAAAATCAGTGCTATTCATTCTCAAACTCCTTTAATAATAACAATTCTTCATTAAACTTTAATTTTGGAAACTCTTTTGGTAAATAACTCACATCAGTTTTCTCATACCACTCTATTACTTGTAATGGGTTCTTTAATTCTTTTAATACTAATTGTTTCATACCTTTTGGTAATGAGGCTATAATACCATAAGTGGCTCTCTGTAATGAACTCCCACAAGCAAAATCTAATGCAATCATTTCTTTAATCTTGTAAATCCACATTTCCTTATCTAATCTATCGTGGTCTTCTTCTGTTAGTTCTCCAAGTTGGTCTTTCAAATAACATGCCTGTTGGTAAAAGTTACAAAACTCTTTCTTCTGTTCTTCTGTACCTCTTATTTTATCTTCTAATCCACTCTCTAATTTCCGTGTCTTTATCTCTGCCCGTTTCTTCTTAAAAATATTATTAGATGTTTCAGCAATATATTTCTGTTCTTCTATATCTACAAAGCATTCTTCCATACCAAACATACTACTCTTAATGCTCGTATATCTACCATGCAATTCTCTTAAAGATTGTTTATATTGCCCATATAAAGTTCCACCTGACCTAACAGTAATAAAATTGTCCTGTTGGAACTTGGTATGATGTGAAGTATGGTCTTTGAATAATTCTTGTAATTTATTCATTATGCAGATGCCCCAAGTGAATGTTGTGGTTCATAAGTCAAATCAGTTACATTAGTCCAAGTATTACCACTCACACTATATTTCTCAACCTTGGGGCCAGAATAATCGTTATTATCTCCAGCAATACTATATCCAGTATCTCCATCGGCGTCTAGCGATGCACCCCCAATATCTACTTTTTCATTATTAGTATCTGTTTTAACACTCCAACTATCACCACTCACACTATATCCCCGAACTTGATTACTCATGCTGAGGGAATGTTCCGGAGCATCCCAACCATTATGCATATATAAATTACCCCCGGCAGTAAATCCGGCACTCCTTCCATCACCACCCACCCAATATCGTAATGAATAAAGTGAAGTCATAACAGTTATAGTATTAGTTGCTAAAGTATATTTATCTGTTGCCCCATTATTTGCACCACCACCACCATCAACATTATCATTAACCATAAACCACTTAGCAGAGGTTGAATCTCTATCTATTACTCCGGAGGGCATGGCCGCCATAAGATGTGAAGCATTTATGCCAGTATCACTCCAACTATCTCCTGAAACTGAATATTTATGAATATCATAAGTCTTGTGTGTTGACCTCGCACCATCGATGGCCCCATAGGCTTTTCCACCAGTCATATAATAATCACCATTCATTTTTCCGTGAGACCTCTTATAGTTTTCATCTGCAAATTGTGTTAAATTTCCCCAAGAATCACTGCTTATAGTATATCCGGCATGATGCTTATGTCCGTCACTATCCCTACCACCTTGTGCATACACTACTCCTGCAATACCTACTGCTGTGCCTAAATTACATGCAGTTATACTCGCAGCTGTTTTTGCTGTCCAAGTGTTTGCATCGGGATCATATTTGTCTATATTTGCCACAAAACCTGGTGAAGCGGCATCTTCTAAAAATCCAAATAAACAAAATATATTCGCTTCAGCTCCACCTGCTGCCGCTCCTGGTATATAGTTCCAATAACTCATATTAGATTCTTTCCATCACTAATGTCCAATCCAAATCAGTAACCGATTCACTACCCGTTATATGTAGGGATAATGTCTCATCTGTAAAGGTGCTTGCACTTGCGTGAAATAAGTTTTCTACTAAGGGTCCTGTTTCAACACTAGCACTTATTATATGTAGACCACCACCCAAATTAACTTGAGAACCACTCGGGCCTATTGCAAAGGATGCCGTTACAGCTCCCGTGACTAAACTCATAGAAGATGATATAATCTTTCTTGCTATACTACCACTTCTAATCAAGGTATAGAAACTACCTGGATGAGTTATAGAAGGTGATTCTATCATACCACTTATAGTTTCTCTAAATCCCATTAAGGTATTATATGATGCTGAAGCTGCAGTGGATGCTGATATTGCTGTTGAAGATGATGGAATATTTGTTAAATTACTACCATCACCTTCATATGAACCACTAAACGAACCAGATAGTCCTTGAGCACTTGTATGTCCTGAATATGAACCACTAAACGAACCACTAACACCTGTAAATTCTGTTCCAGTTCTAACCACCGTTCCATCAACCGCTACAGTAGCACTTGCATTACCATTATAGGTAAATGAACCTATACCTGTTCCATCACTTAAACTACCATTTAAACTATCAGCCACATCAGCTCTAATAGATTGAGATGAAGATACTGCGTTAGTTGCTGAACCATATAGATATGAACCACTACTAACATATATATCGTGCGTATGCAAGGATCCCGTCGTCTCAATTCTATCACCTGCACCATCACCAAAAATAGAATTACCTGTAATGGATAATCCATTAGCAACTAAATTATCTCCCGCCGTTATATTTCCGTCTGCCTGTATAGTGCCTGATGATGTTATGTTACCTGCAACATCTAATACTTCTGAAGGACTGTAATGGTCATCACCAATTCCAACACCACCACCTCTAGCTACCAATTTTGCTGTTAAGCCATCTCCTGAACCACTATCTGCTAATTTAAGTGCGAAATACGATTTTACGCCTCCTGCACCAATATCTGATGTATCTGCTACAACTTCCAAAGTACCCATAGAGTTGTAATTACTACCATTATACCCGTATGAGTTTAATTGCATAACACGAGTAAATGAATCAACAATAGTTGGTGTCTTTGCTGTTCCTTTAGAACGCCAGAACGACACATCCCCACTATTATCTAGTTCATCGTGTATTCTAAACATAGCTGACGATGTTACAGAATTTTCAGTTTGATCTGGATGATTAACAACAGTAAATACTGCTGCCTGTGTTGTGCCACCAGTGAATGTTAAATGTCCCATATCATCGGCTGAACCGCTACCATTAAGAATTAACTGACCAGTAGCTGACTTAAAGAACATAGAACGGCTAACTTCACCTGCCTTATGAACGAATAAATCACCACTACCACTTATATTGCCAGTAAAAGGTCTTGTTCCATCTGCTAAAATATATTGTGTATGGTCGTCATCTGATAATCCACCTAATAAACTATGGTCTGATGCAGATGCTTCATTATTAGTTATTCTGGTTGATAATGAAGAACTATGAGCTATTATATCTACTCCATCTACCGTTCCCCCTACTGTAATATTAGTTCCTACATCTAACGATGCACTCATCTCTACCGAACCAGTAAATTCGTGTTTATCATCAGAAGTATCACCAAACATAGTTGAACCACTTGAGAAGCTTTGTGATAAATAAGTTACAGATGAACTAACGATATATTGCTGTGCAGTTAAATTACCTTCAACTGTTACATCACCTGCTGCTGTAATATTCCCATCAGTAGTTATATTACCTCCCGCATGTATGGTTCCAGATGTTGTTTGATTACCATCTACATCTAACACTTCATCAGGATAGTAATTATTCTCACCTAAACCAATATTTCCATCTGATCTAACAATAAATCTTGTAGTTAGAGTATCTTCCGAACCACTTGCTGCTAATTTAAGTTGATATGCACCTGCTACTCCACCTTCACCGATGTGATCAGCGGCAAACTCCGAGAATATTTCTTGTAAACCCATAGTATAATACTTACTACCATTATATCCATATGAGGTGAGACTCATTGCTCTATCAAATCCATCTACGGTAAGTGGAACTTTTGCTGTTCCTTTTGAACGAAAGAATGAAATATCTCCAGTACTATTCTCGTCATCGTGAATCCTAAACATCGCAGAAGATGTAAGTGAATTACCAGTATCGTCTGGGTGATTAACAACAGTAAATACTGCTGCCTGATTTGTCCCATTGGCCAATGGTAAATGTCCCATATCGTCAGCTGAACCACTACCATTTAGGATTAGTTGGCCAGTTTCGGACTTAAAGTATAATGAGCGGCTAACTTCTCCAGCTTTATGCACAAATAAATCTCCACTACCAGATATACCATTAGTATATAGGTCACCTGATTTAATTGTTACATCACCAGTTGTTTTATTAAATGTAAAATCACTTGAACCTGATGTTGCCCCAGCATCTCTAAACTGAACCGCTGTAAGTGGGCCTCCAGGTGATGCTGATGCAGTTATACCTGTTAAATAAGTACCATCACCCGAAAATGAACCTGAGAACTTGGATGCTGATACTTGGCCTATATCACCTAAATTAATACTCGTATTCGGTAATATATCTGATCCTGAAATAGCACCTGATAATTTACCTGCCGCTACCAATCCTGTTATAGATAATGCTGTTCCTGATGCAGTATCATACTCTATACTATTCTGTAATTTAACCGAACCTGTGATTGTATGTAAATCATTTATATCATTACCAAAATTAGTAGAGCCTGATTCACTTATTACCACCTTGTTAAATACTGAACTTGATATAGTTAAGTTTTCTATGTTTATATCATCTTCTAATGCTACTGTTGCTGTTGAAGCACCTGTATATGTAAAATCTTGTATATTCTTACCATCAGTTAGTGCCTCACTTACTCCTACATTAGTTAAACCACTACCATCTCCTACAAATGAACCGCTAATAGTAGAACCACTTATGATTGAACCACTAATAATATTACCATATATGGTTGTGGTTGCCATATCATAAGTTAAAGCACTACCATCTCCTACAAATGAACCGCTGATAACTGAACCACTAATGGTAGAACCACTAATAATACTAGCATGTATAGTGCCAGTAGTTAAGTTACTACCTGATATATCACCCACTACATAGAACGATCCTGTAAATGCATGTATATCGTCAGCAGTATCACCGAACTTAGTTGAACCACTTTGATATATTACACTAACATTAGTTAATTCGGTATTAAATTCTTGTGCAGTTATGGTTCCTGTTGCAGTTATATTACCATCTACATCTATAGCACCACTTATAGGAAAATCTCCTATCCAGTCACCACCAAAAGAACCACTAAGCCTCTTGTTTACCGTATCTATAACAACTACGGGGTTTTCATCTTTATCATAAAATATAATTAAATCTTCAAAGTCCTGTTTGGGCTTATAATACATTTTGTTTGATCTTAAATCAAGGCGTCTTAACTTCATAACTGAATCTCCTTATCACCTATTCTATCGTGCATAAATATATAATAAGCATAACTATATTGTTTCAAACTATCTAAAGTTTGAGAAATCTTTTTATTTTCTAATAATGTTGTATTTAACATATCATAGTTCTCCAATTTGAGTCAATGCCTAAGACATCGTCTACAATAATTAATAAAGCGTTTAGCTCAGCTAAATAATCTAATAAATATATTGTTATTAGTATTCAGGTTTTTCACATCTATGCACTCTTACATATATGAGTAGGTTATTAGCTGAGCCTACACTATTTTGTTTATATTAGCTTAATTAGCCAATACGTGAGATTACTCGCACGCCATAACTATCCGCCAAAACTCCAGCTGCACCAAAGTAAGATCCAACCCAAGAACTTTTCAGCTTTGAGCCTTCCCTTTCTTCTTCTACACGGATTAGGTCATCCCCACTCCATGCAAATGCCAGACATTCCTTATTTCCAGCAATAGCATCAGCGTTAGGTGTTGAAGCACTAACACTACCAGTAATTTCTGGTGTGGTTAATACATCAAATCCAGCTAAACGACCAACATATCCATTACGGACAGCTTCGTCTTGTGCTGGGGCACCTGCAAAGTTAGAAGTATTTACAAAATCTTCTAACAATCCATAGGTTTTATCCCAAACTTGTTCTGTTGATCCTACATAAAAATAAGGCCCTGGAGCATGATTATTCCGTAATGTTTTCATTGCGTCAAACAATACATCGATTTTCATTTCCTCTGATCCTGATCCAACGGAGTTGGAAAAGGCATTTGCTTTTTGGGCTAATTGTGCATCCAAGTCAGCTGCTAATGCATTACCTAAATGTTGTCCTAAACGAATCTCTGGACGGTCTACATTAGACCATTTGGCTTCGTCATGCAACGGAAGGTTTATCGCTCTCATAGCAAGTGTATAGGTTCTTTTTGTAGAATCTAACGCGGTTTCACTAACCGTGCCACCTGAGGAGTGCGATGCAACATCTGCACTTGTTACTTGGTTTGTACCATCATTCCAAACTGGAACTGAAATCTTATCAGCTCTGGGTTCACTAAAAACGGATACTAATGAGGTATCAGGTCTCAATGGATTTACGAATACTCCAGCCGTTACGAAACGCTGGATTGCTTCAGCTTGTATAATATCAGCTAATGCACCGGCAAAATTGCCACTATCACCTGTTGCCATAATTAATTCTCCTTAATATGGTTAAAAACTCGGTCATATGCGTTATCCCATCTACGATTCCATCCTTGTTGAATGGCTCCTCGTCCAGGAACGGTTTCTTGCCCTGTGGACATTCTAAATCCGTCCTCAAAAGAGATTTCCTCTTTTCCATCATAGATCCATTTCTGTTCTCCTTCGTGAGTATATCCGATAGAAACTCTACCTTCTTTATCAGGAGTAAAACCCTTGATATTAGTAGGTTCTTTTATCTCTTTAAACTCCGAAAGATTTAAAGACTTTTTACCAGCCTTTGATCCTTGATTTACTGAACTTGTCGATGATTTTTTCATAATCGTTCTTCTTTAGCTCCCCACGACTAAAAGCATATGCTGCTTGTTGTGGTGTGGTAAATCCTTCGACAATAACAGAGTTACTGCCTGGTTTATCTGAGCTAACACTTGGGACAACTGTTTGCACCTCGTTTTTGTTTGTAAGTTGTTTCATATAAGTCCTACGGTCTGCGAACGGTAGAGATTGTAAAATAGTTTTACTATCTTTATCTTCACCTAATTGTTCTAACCAGGTCGTAGTCCTTCTCTCTTGATAATCCGTGTATTCCTTAGCCAACGGCTCATACTTGGATAGTTTATCTTGCAACTCTTTAAGTTGTAAGTCTCTAACTTCCAAAGTTTTTCCTTCATCTTCAAGGCGTTTTAACTCTGCTTGTTTTTGAGATTCTACCTGATTATCATAGGCTGATCTCATCTCTTTTAAAGCATCATTAACTTCTTTAAACCTTGCATAAGGGATACTGTCTGGGACTGTTTTGACGCTGTCATTATCAGCGGGAGCATTTTGTATAACACTTTGCTCTAAAGTGGTTTCACTATTTACGGGAGTGACCCCTGTTTCTATTTCACTCATAGTTGATTTCCTCTTTTTAACGTCTTGTTTGACTTGTTAATAAATATCTTTTAATGTAAAAAATCATACTACTTTCGTTTCCTAATTAGCGGCTTGGATAAATCTTCTCCTTTATACGAAATTGGCACCATAACACATCTACAATTACCTCTACATATTGAAAATCCACTGCCTGGTAATCCTATTAGTTGGAAAGTTTCTAATGTTTCTATTCTATTATGTCGTATAACACAATCAGGACATACTCTCGTATCTGATACTGTAACCCATCTAAACTCCTTTATTCCTGCCTTTCCATATAGATTTCGTTGTGCTGCACCTGAGGCTAACACTATAGCACTCTTTATAGTATTCTTTATTCTATTTCTAAATGCACCGAATAACCTTCCTTGATTGATTAAATCTGTTTCTAATGTTGATATAATAGTAGCCTCGTCCATACCATATAACCTCATACTTGATACTAATTGTTCTATTTCTAATACTGTAATGGCCACGTCGGATTGTATTTTCTGTGATAGTATAGTTTCTATATTTTTAATATTTGGCATACTATAAAGTTTTTAATAGTTTCTTAAATTGGATTCTAGCTATCTTCTCAATTTTCTTCTGGTGTTTCTTACTTATACCGAACCACTCTCTTTTAGGTAAATGTCCTGCTCCTTCTTGGTGATATGATAATATATCTTCTCTATCTTTCGGTACAGCAATAGTAGCTTTATTCTTCCTTCTTTCTTTTACAAATGTTCCTTGGGTCATTCTACCTGTGCCATATAGTGGTGTGGATGGTTTAGATAATCCGTGTTTCCTTTTCTGTCTTATAGTTGCTGACTTTAATGGTGCTAACTTTCCACTAACTCCCTCTCCACGTGCTCCTCGTTTCCGTAAGTCTATTACTGTGGCATCAGCCACATCATTTAATATCACTTGAGTAATCTTTGGAAGTTTTTTCTTTAACCTTTTTAGTTTATTAGTCCTATTAATTACTATCTTTATTTCCGCCATTATGATTTCTCTATAATCTTTTCGGTTGCCTTTTCCACTATGGTATAACTCTGTTGTATCTTATCCACGTGTCGTTGGGAGAACTCTACAGCAATCTGCCCTATAATCTGTCTTGGGTTCTTAATAAGTGATTTAATATCAATACTATCAAGTATTACTTTATCAGCATCTTCTCCTACCTTCACTTTCAGGTCATCTAACTTATCTAAATACTTGTGTAATATAGTAGCCATTATATACACCTTATATTAATGGAAGGATTGGAGTAGTTTGTTTAGATGCCTGTTCAGCATCTGCTTCAGCGATTATATCATCCAGTTCTTCTTCTGTTATATCTGGGTTCCGTTTCTCTAATAATCTTTTCCTTGATGTTAAACCTAACTCTAAATCGTGTTGTTCTTGTGCTCTCTCATCTTCACTGGTAATAGTTAAGTCAGGTTCTACGAAATTAACACTATATTCATCTCCAACTGATATACCATGTGTTTCTAATATTATTCTATCTAAATTGTATCTAATATGTTCGTGTGGTCTCCAAATGTCCTGTATGCTAGATTCCCTCTGTTCTGTATTCTCTACTTCCATAAGTTGCAATGCACGACCTGATGGAATATCTCCACCTTCACTTGCCCATTTAAGTTGTAAGTGATTGTTCTGTGCTGCCTGATTAACGAAGAACTTTAAGTTATTTATATGTTTAGCTGTATCTCCACCTTCTACTCTACCAAATGTAAATCCTTCTGGTAATCTTATTACATCTTGTACGCCGTGTGGTAATCGTTCTCGTTTAGTTTGTTCGTTCCAAGGGCCACTAATATACTTAATACCTAATGCATCTATCCTATTGGCTAATGCTAATTGAGTTAGTCCTAAATCTACCTGTTGATTACTCACCATTAAATCAGTTGCACCTTCAACCCACCAGGTTCTCGTTTGAGGTGACCTATGGGTAAATAATATAGGCAATATACCATACGGGTTAATATTGTCTTCATTTATACTAAAAACTTTTCCATTATTATCAAATAAGAAATGTTGTCCTCGTGTAAACTCACCTGAACTTGGGTCTATAGCGTCTGCCGACCAGAATATCCATTTCTGTTCGTTCATACGAGCATTACCTCTTAATGATACTGGATAACAGCATGCAAAAGGTTCTGTCTTGCCTGGTAAAAAGAATACCTTAAAATCGTGGATAGTTTCATATTTAATTTGTTTTGATAGTTCATCATAATAACTTAGCTGAGCCATACTACCTAATAGAAAGGTTAATTGTTCCATCCTTCTACGCATAGTATTTAGATTCTGTGTATCTATATTGTCTATATACTTATCATCTGTAATCATTTCAGGTGATTTCTTATATACTAAACTCCTGGCTCTAACAAACCTACCTAATAGATTACTGGTGAATATAGGTACTTCTGTTGATATTCCAGCTCTAAAAAACCTTCTTATGTGTTCGTCTGTTCCACTATGCTCAAAATAATCCAATAACATATGTCTTGTATTCTCTCGTTCATTCTCAATGTAATCTAATTCATCTTTTAATGATTTGTGAATACTTTTAGTGGATAGATTTTCTATCACTATTCCATCAGCAATTCTTTCGTTGTTTACTCCCATTTTAACTTTCTCCTAAATGCTCAAAATATGCGTCTAATACAGGCATAATACTTGATATAATTTCGTATTTATTCATTAATGTGTCTAACTTTTCGTGTAAAGTATTTAATACTATTATTCGTGATTCATTTTGCACAAATATATCTGCTAACAAATCGTTATTATTCTTTTGCATTTCAAGTATACCATTTAACTTATCTTGAGTTATGTAATCGTCTAATTGTTCTATTATTTTTTGTTTATCCATTATAGGTTCTCCGACCACTCCATACTTGTAATACCTACTTGTCCTACTGGATGTCGGTATTCTACAGGATACATTGCTGCCTGTAAGGCGTGGGTTCTACCAGCGTATTCTTGTGATTTATCTATTCTACCATCTGGCTTTCTTAATACTTGTTCGCAATCTGATATTAATTCTTTACATTTCGGGTCAATAGTCATATTAATCTTTCCTTCGGCATCTTTTAATTTCCTATTCCAAGTGTTAATAAGTGCGTTATGGCTAGGGTGATAATTCCTTGTAATTACATTAAATCCTAAATCTCTTAATATCATATGGTCGCTCTGTTTTGCTGAAGTGCTCCTACTTTTGCCCGTTGGGTCTGGATAGACCTCTACTAAATCTGGATGTTGTTCTTTTAATCTACTGGCTAACTCCATAGTATTACTATTATGTAATCTTATCTCATCATAATAATGTATATCTCCATTACCATACTCACAAGCTATCTCAGCGCTCATATAATCCACATTAAAATCAATGCCTGCATATTTAATGTAAGTTAATTCATCTGTAGATTTTATATGTGTTTCACGTTCAAAGTTATATGCTGCTCTACTTCCACCTAACGTCTCAAAGGAGGCCTCAAACTCCTGCCTGTATAAACGACCATCCATATTTCTTTTAGTCTTTTCTATCTCAAGAGGATTAACAAAGTTAGACTCTACTGTCTTAAATTGCCAAGACCGATATTCTAAATCTTCGGTCAGGCCTCTTAAATAAATATCGTAGAAGTGATTAAATCCGTCTGGAGTTCCAATAAACATACTCTCACCTAATGTAGATGCCAAAGTGGGTAAAATGATTTCTTCCCATACATGCGGTTTCATAAATGCGTATTCATCTAATACTACTTTTGATAAGCCAACGCCCCTCAAACTATCCTCGTTATCTGCACCTTTCAATGCTATCTCACTCTTACTATTGGTAAATGTTACTGATAGTTCTGATTCATTTACCTTTGCATATGGGTGAGTTCCTAATACTCTTTTTATTATCGGCCAAGCAATAGTTTTTGCCATTCTATATGATGGAGCTATATACCATCTTCTCTCATATGGTTCTTGTTTTCCTTGTGTGAGCCACGATAGTGCCGCGTGTGTCTTCCCCCATCTCCTACCAGCAACTATAACTTTATATCGCGACGGGTGTTGTATTATTTCCTTAATCTGTGGAGTTATCTGCAGTTTCATCAAAATCCCATAATACTATCGGTTCAGGTTTATCTACAACTAAATCTATTGCTCGTTTATCTATATATACTCCTGCCATCTTTAATACATCTAATGCTGCCTTTCTTTTCTCTGCATCATACATAGTGTTTCTCATTATATCTACTACGGTTGCTGCAGCTTCAGGTGCTTTATCTTTTAAGAATTGCATAGTATCATCTAATATTTCTGTTTGTCTGCTCTGTATTTCTTCCATTAGATTAGCCTTATATCTTAAATATGTACTATATCCCATACCCAACTCTTTAGCAAACTCTTTTCCTTGTTGTCCTGGGGATTTTTTTAAGTAGGCGTTAATAAACTTGATTTCTTTTGGTTTTAATTTCATCTCAACTCTCTATATCTATCGTTATATCTATAAATAGTAAAATAATTAAAATAAAGCTTGACTTATATTAGCTTTTTGTCGTATAATAGGGTATGGAAATGAAGAAATATACAGATATTAAGTGTGATATAGGTCACAAATCATTAAAAATAATGAAAATAAAGCTTGACTTATATAGTATTTTATTCGTATATTTAGGTATAAAGAGATGAGAAAAAATAAAGAAATGAAAAAACTAACAGAAGAACAAAAGAGTGAATACATAGGATTACTTGAGTTTGTAATGAAAAAATACCCAAATGATAACAAACGAACTTGGTTTGAAATATCAAGTGAGTGGTTTATGGATAACGGACACGATATAGATGATGAAGAAATCATAGGTGTGGTATTTGATGAGATTAAAAAATGAAAATAATTAAAAAAAAGCTTGACTTATATAGCTTTTTAGTTGTATATTAAGGTATAAGAAATGATAGATAAATATCAAAGTTGTAAAGAAAAAAAGGAGTCAATAATGACTAAAAATGAAAAGATAGAATATTCCAGTTGGGACGTCCCACTTGACGATATTAGTTCTTTGAATGAACCTATGGTCAATCTAGCAAGTATATCTAATGGTACAACCTACGACCTGGGTGATAAATTTAAATTAACAGTTGAGCAAGAATGTAAATATACAAAATACAAAACTGATTCAGCTTCGTATGATTTTAAAGCATTCATTAAGAAATATAATCTTGGTCTGACCAATCTTAGAAAAAGATTCAGTTTCTGGGAATATAGGTTTATGAATATTAAAATTGAGGACAGGTTGTATAATACGGCCGTATGTGAATTTAACTATTGGGTTCGTAAAAGAAGTTACAGCTTTAGTGATACGCTTGTGAATGGTTTTACCTTTATCCCAGATCATATATCTAATTCTTTATCTGTTGAAACCAGTTTAGATTTAGATGAGGAACTCGATGAAGAAAATAGTAGAATGTTTCTCCCTAAAGTGGTTAGCTTGTTTGTCCAAGGTGGAGAAATGGCAAAGGAAGAAAACGACCTTCGCGAGGAAAAGTTATACAAATTATTAGATGGTGTTAAAATTTAATGAGATTAAAAGATGAAAATAATTAAAATAAAGCTTGACTTATATACTATTTGTGTTGTATATTAAGGTATAAGAAATGATAGATAAACTTAAAAATAAGGAAATAATATGAGTTTAAGACCAAGAAAGCCCCTAATGGGTAAAAAGAAAATGACTAATAATGAAAAGATAGCTCTAAAGTGGGCTTTGGAAAATGTAAAACCTAATAATGATAATGGGCCGATGGTGTCTGATAAGTTTTGGACAGGATTAAGTGATTCGGATAAAATAAGAAAAAGTACAGCATCTCTTTTCCTGAAATACGATATTATCATATTTTGGTTTGGTAAAGATGGTGCTATTTTAATTCATAAAAATAACCCTTACCTAAGTTATACAGAAAAATATAATGAAGAAGGTGAACTATGGGGATGGGGTGAGTATAAGAGTACTGATGGGGAAAGTATGATGATGTTGCATACCCACACTACACTAAACTAAAAAATGAAAATAATTAAAATAAAGCTTGACTTATATAGCTATTGTGTTGTATATTAAGGTATAAGAAATGAGAAATAAACTTAAAAATAAGGAAATAATATGAGTTTAAGACCAATGAAACCCCTAATGGGTAAAAAGAAAATGAATAATAAAGATTCGTTGATTACACATACTACAGCGACTGAACCACCAAAAACGATAGGTGAAAACTTAAAAGACAAAAGAGCTATCAATTTATCGGTAAAACTGAATGGTAAAACTGAATTACGGGCATTTTCAACATATACAAATAAAGTGTGTAAAGAACTTGAAGAACATAATGAGAAAACTGGAACTGATAGTCAAAAGGCTGGAGATTTATTAATTGAAAAGTTAATACCAGAAGCTTTAGCATTGAAACATGATAGATTGGATTGGGATAAATCAAAAATGAGTAAGACCGAAGTTAATGGCGAAATAGTAAGTAATCTTGCTAATGGGTTGTGTTCCTTTGTATTGTCTTGTCCATATTGGGAGGTATGGGATAAAATGGAAGATGTGGTTTTGAAAATAAATGTAGTAGTAGATGGTAATTGGATTGGAATAAATCAAATAAAAGGTAATGAAGGATCGCAAATGATGATTGTAAGAAAAGGTATTGATAGTATCTATGAAAATGTAAAAAACGAACTTGATTTCGTAATGACGGCATAGAGCATGAAAGATTGGAGTTAATAATGACTAAAAAAGAGTTAGAGTTAGTTAAACGTGAATTTCGTGATCACCTATGGAATGATATTAGTGGAGAAATAGATGCTAATACTGAAAGTTTTTATGATGGATGGGAGTTTTTGCTAAAGAAGAACGATTGGAAACTAATTGAACCAAAAATAGATTGGAATATAATAAAAATGTATATGGATAAAATAATGGATGAAAATGAAGATGATTTTATCGTGGAATATTCTAATTGTTATGAGAATGTGATGAATTATTTAATAAACTTAATGATGAATATGAAAAGATTGAAGATAGTGGATGGAAAGTTAGAAAAGTATTAGATGGTGTTAAAATTTAATGAGATTAAAAAATGAAAATAATTAAAAAAAAGCTTGACTTATATACACTTTTGGTTGTATATTAGAGTAACGAATTGATAAATAAATATCAAATTAACAAATAGAAAATGGAAATAAAATGAAGAAAAAGAATAAAAGAACTCCCGAACAACAAAGAAAACTACGGGAGAAAAGAAGAACCAATAGGTTAAACAAAAACAAGGTAAGAGATGAGTTCCTGAAAAAGGAAGCATTAAAAAAAGCTCGTATGGAACAAAAAAATAAGAAGAATGGTGGAGTATTTGTTGGTTTTGATAGTGGGGATGAAATGCAACAATACTTTGAAGAATTGAGAGAACAAAATAAAAAAGAGGCTGTTGCTGTAGTCAATTCTATGAACCCATCAAATATAGATATGACTATCCTTGAAAAACCTGACTATGAATCAAAACACCATAATGTAAATGGTAAAAAGTTCCAAATGAATATGTGGTGTGGTGAGGATAAAAAACCAGTAAAGGTATTATCTCAAAAACCTATGGTAAGTGGAAAAACACGAAAATTGATGTCAGTTGTCCAATTGTGGAGTGGGTATAAATCAGTATTACTTTGTATGACTAAAAATGAAATGGAGGACGCTAGAAAAGATTGGAGGGGAGATAAAGTAATACCTAAAAACGACTTGATTTCACAGACATTATCCTATCTTGGTTTGAACTCACGAAGTAATACACAACTTTACTTTTGTAAGGAGGTCGCAAGTGAAGATTATGATGGGTTTAGTAATGTATGGAGTGTTTGGGATTAAAATGAATAATAACAAACAAAAAAAGGAGTTAATAATGGCTAAAAAACTGAAAGACGGCGATATATGGGTAAGACACCATAAAGGAAAAAGAGAAGATTGGAAGAAATCTTCTCGTATAGATTTTAATGGTGTGATGATTGTTATAGACACCGATGATATAGAGATGAGGAAAATGTTTGGTGATTATTTACTTGATATGTTTTCTCAATTTCTATCTAAATCCTTGATAGATGAATGGAACACTTATTTAGAAGAAGAAAAACAAATTAAAGAAATGGAGGAAATGGAAGATGACTAAAAAAGAGTTAGAGTTAGTTAAACGTGAATTGAATGATTTGGGATTTACAGGAACGTATGGAAAATTCTGGGGTGGTAAAGCTGTTAGAGGTTATTTTGGAGACGATTGGAAACTAATTGAACCTAAAATAGATTGGAATATAATAAAACAACTCACAGATAAAGTAAGAAATTGGGATTTTGATGAATGGGGTAAAATCAAAAGAGAAGATGAAAAAGATTATATCGTAGAATTTGATAAACGTTTTAATAATGTGATGGATTATTTACATAAACTTAAAGAAGAAGTTAATAATGACTAAAAATAAAACCTATTCAATTAGTTTTGATTTACAATCCAACGATGATAATAAATATCTAGAGGAGTACCCGCACCTAAAAACCACTAATGGTATAAAGGGTGAAATAAAGGGTTGGTTGGAAGATTTAGGTTTTAATGTAATAGGTCTTAAAATTAAAGAAATTAAGTAAGTTTCGTTACTTTTGGAAGAACTATTTTAGTATGATCTATCTCAGGTAGTTCTTCCTCTATATCTTCTTCGTCTATTGATGAAGAAATCAATGTATCTATCTGGTCTTTGATTGATAGAACGATTCCCTTTGCAAACTCTCTATACTGATTAAAGGATATTTCTTCTTTCTTTCCCATCTTAATCAATTTAGTAATCTTTACTCCAACATTTAACCCACCCTCAAATGCAATAAGTACCATATCTGGTTGCTGAAACCCTAACTCATATTTTTCACTAAAACTTGTGTATTCTGGTATATAATGAAATAAACTCTCTATATCCAACTCTTTCTTTTTAACACTAAAATATTTTACACTCATTTTATAGTTTCACTTGGCCTTTATTCTTCTTTTTTAATACATCTCTTACAGATTTTTCTTTCTTTTTTCCATTTTTATCGGCTGCCGAAATAGTTGCAGTAATTGCACCTAATACGATAAAGACATTTTCGGCCTCAAAATAGGTAGTATTATTACCCGTCTTAAAGAAATCTGAATGAACTGATGTAAATGTTTTTTTCTTACCTACCTTCATAGGTATTAGTAATACTCTATCTTTATCTGGAGTTTTTAAATGGCCATTATATTCTAACTCTATGATATCAGGTCTATATACTACTAAATTTACTTTTAATTGTTTACCTAACTTTACTATCTGTGCCTTCATACTTTTCCAAGTTAGTCTCATAATAATCCTTCTCGCTTTTTTCTATGATATTCCTGTTGTGATTTTCTCATCTTAGCTCTACTTTCCTCTGTATGTTTTCGTCCTGTCCAATAATTACCCTTTTCCGCCTTTGTCTTACTAATCTTTTCTCTGGACTCTTTCGTATGGTGTTTGCCATACATAGGGTTATTTTCACCAGAAACGTCTGCATGGTATTTCTTTATATTCTTTCTATGCTCTTCCGACTTTGGTTTCCCTTTTGATGCAATGGAAAGTTTCTCTTTAACTAACTCTGATATAATATATTCACGATCACCACCTGTTTGCATATTATATCCATTATTAAAACTATCATAGTGATCTGTATAATAAGCTTCCATCTCTGAAAGCTCTTCTCTATCCTTGCAAGTATGTAATACTTCCCAAGTAAAACTACTCTCACCATACTTTCTTAACGCGTTATGAAACAGTGCCTCTGATCCTGTTTTTACTGCATATTGATGTTTGATTCTACGATGATTTAGTGGTTGTTTCGTAGCACCGATATAACATTTGCCATTCTGTAAGTTAGTTGCTTTATATACTACCATATTGTATAAATATCATTTAATTATGCGAAATTAAACTTTGTTTTTCTCTTCTTTTTATTTGCACAATCTACACAAGAACAATTCCTCTTATTAGCAAGATTTCTTCTACTATTAGTTTTATATTTTATCTCTTTTTTACAATCAGGACAATTCCGTATATTGTTAGTACCCCGTTGCATAACTACTGGTTTACTTTTAGTTTTCTTTATCTCTATTTTACACTCCCCACAAGTAAATTTATGCTTTCTAGCATGTGCAAATGCATTCTTAAAGTTTCTAAAAGTTTTTTCTTTATTACATAGCTTACATTTAACAGTTGGGATTAAATATTTACCATCTCCCAATGTAGCTCTATTCTTATTAACACAATCATCACATAAAGTATCGTAGATTACTGCTTGCCTCAATTCTTCATTAGTTAAATACATTAAAATATTGCATTGAGAACAAGAAAACTTATTATGAACTGGTGAATCTTTTAGTTCATTTTTTATCTGTTTCCTAATAATTCTTTTTTGAGCACCACACTTTTTACAAAGTTGTTTTCTCCTGAGTGAAACTAGATAACTATTTTGTGATGAGTATTTCCTTGACTCACCACACGAAGGACAACTATGAGTTAGTTGTAAATCTTTGTAATCAATATAATATTTTAATCGCTTAAAATCTATATCTGATAGTTTTTGTAAATCTTTCATATCATTAGTTTTAATAGAGTTTAATTTCTCCAATATCTTTTCGTGGTCTTCTATAGCAAATGCTAACCAATCATCAATCCACCCCTGCACATCTTTACCAACGTTAAAGTTTATTCTATTAAAATATTTATGTAGCGATACACTAATTAATAATGGTATATTCCCATCTTGTCTAAAATATTCTATCACTCTTCTAAATATTTTTCTGTTTTCTGCAATCATTTTAACTCCCACCTCTACCTCTCTCTTGTTAATATATATAAATATATATGTATATACTCATAAATATCTGTTTAAGAAACTTACTCTTATTTCTTTTTGGTTTACAATTCTTTTCTATTAGATTTTCCACAACCTTATACATCTTCATACCATTTTCTTTGCAATGTTCTTTTAACATATCCCTATATTCACTTCTTATTTTTATATCTGCCAACTTATCCATACTGTATAACAATTCCTTCCCAATCTACTAACTTTTTACCAACTCTACACTCTGAACCTTCTGGTTCTCCTATATATCTCAATATATTAAAGTGTTCGTTCTCTTCTAACATTTCATCAACGGCTCTCTTTACTCCACCCTGATAACTACCAGGTAATCCATAATCATCATATACAATAATCCCACCTTCTTCCATTAACTTACAAGCATTTTGTGTATCTTTAACTACAGCCTCATACTGGTGATCAGCATCTATTAAAACTGCCTCTACTTGTGGAAAATCCCAAGGTTCATTATATATTTCCAGTTTAGTAAATATAATATTATCCCTGTCTTTATTTAGTTCTTTTGCATCTTCTA